TCCACCTGTAACATTTACAAATGTTGTACCATTATGAAATTCTAGTTTAGCAAGAGTTGTATTAAATCGAACTTGTCCAGCCACACCAGTAACTGGTCTTTCTGCTGTGGTTCCTGCAGGTAAAAGAACACCAATATTTGTTGATCCTTTTACTGCATCTCCTATTGGATTAGTTGCTTTAAGGTGTCTACCCATATTATAGATCCAATTTAGATACTGTTGCTACTACTTGTCCTGATGAGTCTACTGACTCTACTAAAAGTCTATCTCCCGAACCTAAAATTAATTTTTCTGTTTCAATAACATACGTATCTTTAGCATCAATTGTAAGTTCTTTATAAATTATGTTTGCGTTAGTTGTTGAATCTCCAACATTACCTGCATTAGCACCTTCGCCGCTTTTACAAGCATAAACATTTACTGTGGCTGAGTCTGTAGTGTTATTGCACAGATACATTACAGTAATTGCTGTTCCACCTGAGGCTCCTGTTACTAAAACTGTTGGTGTTGTAGATACATTTATATTGTCTATTGCCATTTAAAATATCAATCCAAAAATTTGTGCCTTCGCTTTACTTACTAGTTCACCTGAACTGCTAGTATTTACATAAAAAAGTCCACTTCCACCACCTGACTGTGCTTTCGCATATACCTGTGTTGTACTTGCCACTGCACTCGGATCTGCTACAACTGATAACTTTAATACGTCATCAATATGTACCACGCCTGCACTATTTGCCGATATTTTTACATCAGAATTTGAAACGTTTGTGTACATTTCATTACCAGAAAAAACAATGTCACCAAATGTTGCAGAACCAGAATATACCGCATTATTAATAACTGTATTTCCTGTACCGTTCGGTGTTATAACTATGTCAGAATTTGATGTTGTACTGCGTATTTCATTATCTGTTATTTCAATTTGTCCATCGATTGTAATTTTTCTACATTCAAATGGTGCTAATTCTGTATCTACTACAGCATTTGTTGATGCGTCAGATGTTGTTAGTACTGCTTTAAATGTATCATCACCTTCATTCCAATATAGTGCCGCATTATTTGCCGCCCCTCTATTAATTAATAGTCCGGCATCTAGATCTGAGCCACCTGAATTTCCTTTGCTTAATTCTAATAATGAATCTGATATTTTTAAAGTTGTTGATTCAACGTATGTGGTTGCTCCTGTTACTGTTAAGCTACCACCAATATTAACATCAACGACTCCAGCATTAGAAGTTGTAGCCGTAATTGCTGATCCAGTTTGTGATCCGTCGGCACTTAAAACTTCTAATTTATAAGGTGATAATGCTCTGTTAGTACTCATTGTTAGTATTTATACTCAAGGGACAAGGGCATTATTCATGCCCTTGCTCTATAATATTATTGTACGTCTAAGTTAACGTAACCTGAAGATGCTTGTCCTTCATCAGTTCCTTCAGCGAGTAACGATGCGCCGAATGATTTGAAATTAGAACCAGAATCTGAAGATACTTTTGCACTTCTATTATGTAATTTACTAACATAATATACAGTTGAATCACTGCTAATTGCTTGTATACAAAATTCACCTGCGGCTAAAGAGCCTGGTGCTTTTGGAGTAAGTGACAATATAGCATTAACGGTAGTTGATCCATCTGAAGATACACCATAAATTTTAAATTTTTTAGTACTTCTTTGTCTTGCAATGTATTGAGTTCCATTAGTTGATACAGAAACGGTTGAATCGTGTCCGCTATCATCTGTTGCTCTGTAAAATGCACCAGTAACTTCAATGTTACCTGCTACGTTTCCACCTTTACCACCAGTTGCGTGTCCGGAAGCCGAACCTCCTGCTGATGTGATGTTTCCTTTTTGGATTTTAATAGGTCTTCCCATTTTGTTTTCTCCTTTAAAAGAAGTCCAATGTAGTTTCTAACTACTACGCGGTTTGGTATAACCGCATAAGTCCAACTCACAAACGGTTGGTTCTATTAAACGTTACTGTATTTAGTGTAATTCGATAAATCGTTTTATAGGGAGACCGCTGTTTCTAACCATATTCTCTGCTTTTGTTCTAGTATCGGCTATTACAATTGCTCTCCCTTTATCCCCAACTATTTGTAAATCAAATGGTGCTACTAATTTAAGTCCAGTTGATTGATACTGATCAATAACAAATTCGATAATATGTGTTTTATTTTCTGCATTTGTAAGTAATTCTTGTAATAAGGGGTGCATATTATAGTTATCTCATAAAAAAAGGGCGAATAAATCCGCCCTTTAATTTTAATCTTTGCAAAAATTATGCAAATTTTACGTTTGCGTTAGTTACGCCTACTAGACCTAAATAGTCAGCCGCATTACCAAGAGATGAACTAGTATTTGTTAATTCAATATAGCCATATCTTGTCATGAAACTTACTACCGGTTCGAAAGTAGATGGATCCAGTACAACACCAGAACTCATTAGCGGAATGTATGGGCAATAGAATGCCGCCGCATCAGTTTCTGATGGACCTTTATATCCAACCAAGACAGAAGTACCGTCAGCCGCGTAGGCATCAGTGTAAACTTTCATAGCACCGTTCAATGTACCAACAAATTTAGTGTTAGTTGGAGCATCAAAAGTACCTTCTGTGCTTCTTGCAAAAGCAGAAGTAGTAGCAGATTGCAGAATTGTAAGTGCAAATGGACTTACAACTGCCCAGTTACCTGCGCCACGTCTTGTTCTTTGTGCAATTAAGTTAGCAACTCTGTTAATTTGAACAGCCAGTGCGGCGTGTTCGTCACCAACAAATGTTGCAGTACCACTTACAGCCGCTTGGTCGTAAGTTAGTTCTACTGCTCCTGGAAGTGCTCTAAGAGATGTTAAGATCTCTTGATCAATTTCAACAGTAATTTCTTGTGCTAAAGCCGCCATGATTTCAGCCTCAACGTCTAAGCCTTGTTGTGCTTGAGCGTCTTGAGCCGATTCAAAAGTCCATCTTGCAGATAGTTTTCTGCTTTTGGCCTCTACGGTTTGTTTTAACACCTGAATACTTAATCTGTTACCAGGTGCACCTTCAAGTGCCGCCGTTGCCGCCGCTTTTGCGTTTGCGTTGGCTAGTTCGTTACCTGAATATGCGTTAGCAATATTAAATGGTGATAGTGCTTCGTCGCCTGCTACAACACTTGCTGTAGTATTCGCATCAGCATATCTTACTCTTAGAGTATGAATTTGACCAACTGGACCAGTCATTGGTTGTACACCAACAATCTCGTTGGCGATTACAGTTGGCATAACACGTCTGATTACTGGCAGAATCACTCTGTTAAGAGTTGCAACGTTACCGGCACTAGTTGCGCCTGCTGTTGCTTGTTCTGACAAATATTTGCGTGTATTCTCTAGAGTAACATCCATCACTTTTGATTTGGTACCTTTCAAACCTTCCATTAAGGCGGTTTTTGTTTCGGCCCATTTATTTTCAATTAGTGTATTCGACATTTTTTTCTCCTAAATACCTGCTAATTTTCGCATCTGTTCGATGCCTGTATCAACTTCAGGATCTGCTTTATTACCAGTAACAGTAGTTCTACTTTCTGCTAAGATTCTACTCTTTGCTCTAGTTTCATTATCCATTACTGCTGGCAAATACTTGCTGAAAGACTCTTTCAACTTTTTAGTTTCAACAGTTTGAAGTAAATCCTGCATCACTTCTTTTTTATCACCGCTTAATGGTGACATGATTTGATCCATTACTTTACTTCTTTCCAGTTGATCTTTAGCCACGTCTGCTTCTGCTTGTTTAGCCTCGATCACCTTGTCTTTTTCTTCAAGAGTCTTGTTGGCTGATTCCAACTCCTCTTGTTTGGCTGTCATTTTCTTGATTAGTTTGTTTACTTCGCCCTTCTCATTCAAATAACTGCTGGTATATTCACTTGCAAATGCTTCAAACATTCGTCTTCCAAAGTTATTTTCTCTGGAAACAGTAATATCACCTTTAAGTTGATGCAATTCTTTTTTAAGAACCGCTTCAACCGTAGATTCAACCACTTTTGCAGATTTTTTAACAAAGTTACCTTTAAGTTCAGCAAATTTTCTTTTGGCTTCGGCAATAAGTTTGACTTTAGTTTCGATAACGTCTTTTTTATCTTGACCAAACTCTTTTATTTCCTCTGCCAATTTAGTAACAACAAAATCTTCAAGTTTAGCGAAGTTTTCTGCTACTGCATACCTATCTGCATGAAGTTCTTTGATTTCTTTGCGTAGTTCTTCTAACACAAAAGTTTTTAGCACTTTGGCGTGTTCTCCAATTGACTTTTTATAGTTCACACGTTCTTTAGCGAGCATTTTTTTATCCTCTTTAAATTCCGCGATCTCTTTAGCAAGTCCCTCTTTGACCATTTTATCAAGTGATTCCACCATTACGCCTTTATCGTGCTCGTATCGTTTTGCGAATTCGGCACGAAGTTCGGCTTCAATTACATCACGAGTTTCTTTTAACTTAGATTCCCATGCTTCCTCGATAGCCTTTTTAGTATCTCCACTAATAACATTACTGTTTACTAGTGGTTCTAATGCTTCTAACATAATCGTTTCTCCTCTACTTAATTTTGAGGTCTCTTATTAATCTCGATACCCCGTCTCTAAGGTATCTCTGTGCCGCAGAATCCTGCGATACAGATTGTGCAACATTCCACACTTGCTGTCCACCACGCATATTCATGAGTCCTTCATAAATTGGCGTAGGATAGGCATTTGGTGCAGATGGTTGCGCCACAACATCGACGGTAATGATCTCAAAATCACTAACTTCGCCTGTTGACTCGTTAACGTTACCAGAGCCTCTACTTGAAACACCAAGTTTTACTCCAGAATTTAACATTGTTTCTACTAACTTACCCATTGGGGTCGGTAAGACCTTCATTTTACCGAAACCGTTGGATCCGTCCATCCACATATCTGTAACCATGTGTGATACACGATCCAGATTTACTTTTAAATCTTCGGGATGGTCTACTTCACCAAGCACAGAGTAGCCTCCTTGAATCTGATCTTTCAAAGTTTTAGTGGCTTTTGCTATTTCATTAACAGGATATATTCTTTCGTTGGCGTTTTTAACACCACCTTGAATACAAATCCCTTTAAGATATAGGTCTTTGCCGTCTTTGCCATCAGTTTCAAGCACTAATCCTGCTTGGTCCAATGTAAGATTTTCTTTAAGATGTAGCATATTTGCTTTTGCTCCTTATCTACAAAATTTATTACTTGCCAGGACCTACTGGTGATTTGGCAGACATATCTCCCTTATCATCTTTAGGTTTTGGTGCTGGGGAAGTCATTGATTTTGCAGTTCCACCTGGTCTGTTAGCGAACTTGTCACCTTTTGTTTCAGACTTTGGTGTTGCTCCACCTTTTTCTTCAGAACTACCTTTGGTAATATTTGCAGATGTTCCACCCATATCATTTTTGCCGGCTACTGGTGATTTTTTTGCTCCACCATCGTCGTCGCCAGTCATATCGGCTTTAACCATTTGTGAATATTCTTTTAAATGTTCATCAACTGATTTTTTCTCATCTGTTTGTGCTTTTTTACCTTCAAAAGGTACTCTTGATCTTTCAAATCTAGATCTTGATTCTTCTTCTGGTGCTGGAAATTCCATTTCTGGTTCACCTTCTGGATCTGCTTCAGGATCTATTTCTGGTTCAATTTCTATATCACCGTTGTCGTCACCATTTTCATCATCACCGTTTCCACCATCCATTGCGGCAAATTCCGCTTTGAGTTCCTCTAAAGCATCTTCAAGATCCATTACTTTATCTTCTAATTCGTCTTGAGTCATTTCTTCAGCCGCTTGAACTGGTTGATCACCAACTTGGTCGGCAGTAACATCACGTACTAAATCGTCAGTAGCATCGCCACCAATTGTTTCTATTGCTTCTGTTTCATCAACTTTTTTGTCTTCATCTGCTTTAGAATCCGCTTTTTCGTCAACTTCTTCTTTTTTTTCGTCGACTTCTTCTTCTTTTTTCTCGTCAACTTCTTCTTTTTTCTCATCAACGTCATCTTTTTTAGTCTCATCGACGTCGTCTTTAGATTCATCTTTTGATTCATCTTTTGTTTCGTCTACTGGTGCTTCATCAGATTCTTTCTTTTCTTCGATAGATTCTTTTTCAGCATCGTTAGAAATTAATTCTTCATATATTTCTCTGGATTTATCGACAACGATTTCATGGAATAAATCTTCCGCTTTCGCTTTTTCTTCGTTCACCAATAAGTCTAGTAATTTTTCAAACTTCTCTGACATTTGGGTACTCCTTATTCGTTACTATTGGCCATAGTTTGTGTAATATAATTATAATCTTTACACATAAAATCGATAATATTGGTGTTTTTTTCGATTTTTTATTATTTTATCGGGTTTTTTCCCAATGTTGCATTAACATAGCCAAGTCTTCATAATATATCATACTTAGGTTTTCAACGTCTTTAAGTTTCTTAGGAACAAAACGAAATTCATTAACATCTTTAGAACATATACGTACAAATTTTGTATTTGGCCTTGATTGACAATTTCTTTTCATTTGATTTTCCCAATTTCCGGAAAATGTTGCTTCTCTTTTTGCTTCTCTGTAATTTGGTGTACCTTTATACATATTGTTCATTCTTAATTTAGTTTTTCCTTCATATTCTACACCACAAAAATCCATACCAAGTATGAATACTTCGTCAAACTCTTTTTGAATTGCAAGCCATACTGCTGTTGGTCCAGAACTCCATCCTTTATCTTCTTTAAATCGTTTAAAATATTGGTGTTTAATTTGAGTGCGTGGATATGTCCAAATTTCTGAGTCATCATATCCAGAATCTCCTATTTCATTCATCATTTTAATGTCTACACCTACTAGGTAATCAAGTTTAGGCTTGTCTCTATAAACTGCATTGATACCAATTACTGTGCCATACGGCCATAATGTGTTAATGTCAAAGTTCTTACGACTTTCGCCGTTAGCGATTACAAAACAACGTCTCATTTAATGTATGTATAATTGTTATTAGATGGTTGGTACTTCTTCTGTAGGTGTGGCATACATGGTCTGAACTGTTTCAAGTTCTTTTGTGTATTCACGTTTCTTGGATTCTTGTTCTTTTCTAATTGAGTTAATTTGTTCTAACGTTAATTTTGTTTTTCTAAGGTCGTCAAAACGTATAATACTGTCGTCTTTGCTGGCGGCATAACGTTCATCCATAATATCAAACATTTCCTTTAAGAACATAATGTATTTATAGTCCTGGAGTATCTGGAGGGGCCACTGGAGGAGTCATTCCTGCACCACCTTCTGGTGGGAGACCTTCTTCTCCTGGTTCTCCTAATTCATCTGGTGCTACATCTCCTAA